AACCACGTGTCCATTTCGAGGTCGACGTCGGGAATCGTCACGTCCAGCCCGGGGAGGTCGGTCCCAGAGAGCTTGATCTCCTCGACCATGAACGGCCGCGCGGTGAACGTCTCCCCGCCGCTCGAGGGAAAGTCGATGTCCCGGTCGAAGCTGCATATCCGGATGTAGGGCGTTCCCACGTCGCCGGTGGCGATCTCGAGGAGGATCACCGGCCCCGGGTTCGTCTCCCGGAGCGCGTCGAGGAAGTCGCTGTCCAGGTCGCGGGAGCCGCTCACTCCACGACCTCCTGCAGCGCGAGCACTGCCTCGAGGTAGTCGGGGGCGAGCTTGCGCCAGGTGAAGTCGTCCGCGAGCTTCACCCGCCGGTAGAACCAGTAGTCGGCGGTCATCACCACGCCGGCGCCGGGGGCGGCCGAAAGGGTGAAGGATCGCCCATCCGTGTCGACCGTGATGGTGGCGCCCGTCGGGGTCCCGTCCTCGTAGACCTCGACGTGGGCATCGTCGATCGGGTAGTCCCGCCGGTTCTCTCCGGTCGCCGGGAGAGGGAAGGCGACCTGCGCCGCCGCCGCGGTCCCGAGGGAGACTCCGGTCCGGGCGTAGAGGTCCGGGTCCTTCACGAGGAAGCTCTCGATCCCCTGCGACCGCGCAAGGAAGAATGTGTCGACGTCGTCCCGCTCGGATTTGATCCGCCGGAGCGGCCACGAGTACCGCCGCATCGGGATCTCGATCAGGGCGGCCCGCTGCTCGACGCCGGAACCGGAGTACGAGAAGACGGTCTTCGGCATCCGGTCGGTGTAGTCGAAACCGTCGAGCTCGGGGATCTCCGAGAAGACCTCAAGTGCCATGCGAAAGCCTCCCGTCGAGCAGCCCACGGGAGTGGTACGGCGACCGGAGTCGCTTCGTCAGCCGGTCGGCGGCGAGGTCCGCCACGTCCTTCGGGGACATCCCCGGCGCCGCGACGACCGTCTGGACGATGTTCACCGTCGTCTGCCCGCGGCCGCCGCCTGCGATGAGATCGCCGAGCTGCCTCCCGCTGAGGATCGCCTCCGGGCCCTTCTCGGCGACGATGCCGAGGTGAGGGGTCGTGAAGAGGCCCCCCTCGGCGTGGGGTGCCGCCGAGACGACGCCGACGGAGGATGCCGTTCCCCCTCCCAGCCCCGGGATCGCCCCGATGAGCTGGGTGAAGAGCCGGTTCAGCGCGAGCTGCTCGAGCGTCCGCAGGATATCGATCCCCAGCTTCCGGAAGGCCTCTCCCGCGCTGGCCGCTCCGGTAACGATCGTGTCGAAGAAGTCCGTCATCCCCTGCACGGCGCCGCTGACGAGCGTCTCCCCGATCCGGCGTCCGAAGTCGACGATGGTGCCCTGCGCGTCTTTCAGCTTGGCGACCGCGTCGCTTGCGCCCGTCACGATCCCCTGGAGGAAGGTGGGGCGCTCCCTATCGACCGCCACCTGCGGCAGCTTCGTGGGCTCCTTCATGATTCCGTCGAGGGTCTTCTGGATGTCCGCCTTCATCGACTCGACCTGGTCGTCGAAGCCCTTCACCCAGTTCTTCGCGGCGTCTGCTCCCGCCGCCGTCTCGCCGGTGGCCACGCGCTTTGCCACGAGACCGGCTGATCCGCCGAGGAACGCCGCCGCCTTGTCTCCTGCCGTCTCCGGGGGGCGGAGGAGGTTCCTGAGCCGGGTCACGACGTCGGTGATCTCGCCAGCCACGCGGATCAGCGTGCGCGCCGCGTCGAGGAAGAAGTTCGCCACCCCCTTGATGATCGTGATGGCGGCGCGCGCGACCTCGTCGCGGTGCTTCGCGATGAACTGGGCCAGCTTGTTCGCGTACTCCGTGATGGCCGGAAGGAGCTGGACCGCGATCGCGTTCTTCACGCCATCGATCGAGGCCCGGACCCGCTCCTGGGCGTTCTTGAACTCCTCCGCGAGTCGCGAGTTCGTTCGCGTCCAGGCGCTCCCGAAGTCGTGCGCCTCCTTGATCTGCTCCCGGATCGCCGCCGAACCTTGCTCGAGGATCGGGATCACGTAGAGCCCGGACCGGCCGAAAGCCTCCTGCGCCAGCGCGGACCGCTTGAGCTCGTCTCCCTCGTTCTGGACTGCGTCCGCGACGTCGAGGAAGATCTGCTCGACGGACTTCATGTTGCCGCCGGTGTCGGTGACGGAGACGCCGAGCGCGTCGAAGGCCCGCTTCGCCGTGGCCAGTCCACCGCCGGCGGAGGTGCTCTCGTAGGCATTCTTCGCCAGCAGCTTGAGGGCGTTCCCCATCGTCATAATGTCCGTGCCGCCGAGTCTGGCAACGTGATCGAATGCCGAGAGGGTCTCCACCGACACGCCGAGGCGCCGGGACATCTTCGCGAACTGGTCGCCCTGATCGGCCGCGCCGACCGTGATCGATTTCATCGCCCCGACGAGGGAGCGCACCGCGGTCCGCAGAGCGACGAGGGAGAGCTGCGCCTTGATGAACCCGGCTGCGATGGACTGGCCGGACTTCTTCCCGGTCTCGCCGATCTGCCGCAGTTCCTTGCTGGCGAGGTCCTTGACCGTCGTCTTGATCGCCAGCTCGTGGGCGCTCTTACCGCTCGGCATCGATCACTCCTTCTGCCGCTCGATCTCGAGGTGGTGTTCCTTCAGGCAGGAGAGGAGATCGACCGCGTCGAGGAAGGTCGCCGCCTGGTCGAGCATCCCCCCTGGCTCCGGGAGGAAGCCCGTCACGTAGTGCGAGTAGGCGCGCAGAGTCGCGATCACGTCCGGTCCCATGCGCCGCGCCGGGCATTCCCGGAGCCAGATCTCCCCGGTCTCCCCGCAGGCCTCGCAGCCGTACGTCCGCCCGGGCTTGCCAAGGCAGGCCCAGCAGTCGATCGCATAGCCCGGGTCGGCATCCCCGTCGCAGCCGTACATCCGCCGAGCTTTCGCGTTCGTGCTGCATCCAACCTCTCCACATGGCGCCGCGCAGTGACCGAAGGCGACCGCTACGGCGACGGCGAGTTTTTTCGGTCGTCTCCCGTGAGCTGGTTCGCCTCGATGACCGCCTGGACGAGCTTCGGCCAGTCCCGCGGATCGAAGCTGTCCGGGTCCTCGAGGAGACCGAGAACGAGGATCTCGAAGTAGAGCCCCTGCACCTGCACGGTGAGGCTCATCGATACCTCTTCGTCCTCGCCACGATTGGAGAGCAGGTCCGACACCTCGCCGACGTGGCCGAGCACCTTCAGCCGCTCCCGGCCGCTCAGGGTGCGGATGCGGATCTTCTCGCCCTCGACGTCCACCTCGTTCACGACCTTCGTGTCGATCCTCAACGGCATTCGATCCTCCCGTTCTTCGATCGGCCCCAGTCGATCACGGACCACTTCCCGTCCTTCGGGGCGAAGGAGCACCACATCCTCGCGAGGCCCCAGTGCCAGGACCATGTCTCGCTCTGGCCGAAGACCCCGTCGCTCTCGGTCTTGTGCTCCGGGAGCCCCCACAGATCCGCGACCTGCTGCGGGGTCCATCCGGGCGCGGGATGTCCGGAGACCCACGGTCCCCCGGTCTGAGGCAACGCACAGGCCGACAGGGACAGGAGCACGCCGATCAAGAGAGCGAGTCGCATCCTACCCTCCGGTGATCATCGCGATCTGCAGCTCATCGTCTCCCGCGGAGACTCCCGACGTGAGGAGCGCGAACTCCGTCTGGGCGACAGCGATGCCTGCCCGGTCGCCGTCGCTGATTCCGGAGTACTGGATCCGCGGGGCGGCGATCGTGATCTTCTCCGCGGTGTCATCGCTCGGGAGCTCGACGTAGAACCGCCCGGTCGCTCCCGAGACGAGCTTCCCCATGAAATCGTGGTCCGCCACGAGTTCCATCTCCGGGTCGATCGAACCCGACGGGGCCCGGCCGGTGATCAGGTAGGAGAGGATCCCCGCGGTGCTCCCCGCGCTCGTCCGCTCCGCGATCACGTTCCCCATGTCGATGTCGACCTGGGAGAAGATCGCGGACAGCCCCTGCAGGCTGATCCCGCAGTTCAGGAACGCGAGGGGGATCGGGGTCTCGTAGGTCGGAGAGAGGAGCGCCGTGTCGGTGGTCCCCTGGTAGACCCCCTTGAAGTCGAAGGCGAGGAACGCGGGCTCTCCGGCCTTCAGGTTCAGCTTCAGATTCCCGCGGGCCCCGTACAGGGTCTTCTTCAGGCCGTCCATGAACATGGCCGCGGTGGCGCTCGGGACGCTCGAGGACGCCGGGCGCCACTCGAAGCCGGAGTCGGCCGTCACCGTCGAGGAGCTCGTCGCCGTCGCGCCGGAGGTCCCGCCGGTGAGCGTCTCGGACGACTGGAACGTACCGCTCAGCACGACGATGTAGATCGCGGCGTCGCCGTTCACGCACTGCCCGACGACGCGGCCGGTGGCGGAGGACGTCCCCCCGGTCACCGTCTCTCCCGGGACGAACGGTCCGGAGGTCACGGCGCCGATCGTCATCTTCCCTACCGCCGCCCTTGCCAAGCCGCAGCACCGAAGCGCGCGGTCCCACGCCGGCTCCGTGTCGGCCGCGCCGCTCCCCTTCAGCTCCGTCCGGAAGGACATCGTCGCGGGGAGCATCCCGATGACGGGCGCGAGCTGGGAGAGCGTCGACCGCGCCGGGTTCCGCTCGGTCCGTTGCGGAGTGACCTGGAAGGTCGGATCGTAGACGAGCATCGTCGCGTCCGCGGCCGCGAGCGTCTCCGCGGTTCCCTCGACGCTCTCTTCCTCGAGCGCGACCTGCGCCTTCCGCTTCAGGAGCTTACCTGCCATGGATCACCTCGCCGTTGCCGGATCGTCATAGGGCGTCCGGTATCTGATCTCGAGCACGACGCTCGCCCAGACCATGGGCGCCGCGCTCTGCTCGACCGTCTTGTCCGTCGAGACGATCGTCGTGTCGACGGCGAGACCTCCCCGCCGCCGGTCCGCCATCACCGCCCGCTCGAGATCCTCGATCAGCCACGACCCGAGCGTCCCGGGGCCGGCCCCGTCTTCCGACTCGTCGGGCTGCACCCACTCCGACGCCTGGTGAGAGGCGAGGAGTTCGACAGAGAGAAAGCGGTCGACGAGTCCGTTCGCGAGGTCCTCCACCGTCTCGGAGGTGTCGAGGATCCGCACCGCGGGCGATTCGTCGGGCTGCCCCACGACGCGCCACCGGTAGAACCGGGACCAGTCGAAGTAGTAGCCGGCCCCCTCTCTCATCTGGCGGAGAGAGAACTCGAGGTTGTCGACGATCTGCTCGCGGACGGAGCTCACGCTGCACCTGCCGCGAGGACGCCGTCGACGGCCGCGTCGATCTTCCGGATGAAGTCGGGCTCCATCCGATCCCAGAGCTTCCGGAACCCGAGCCGGGGCTGCAGCATGACGCTCTTCACGAGGAGGAAGAGCGGGACAACGTTGCCGCCCTGCCGCTGCATCAGGAGCAGCTTCCCGCCGGCCGTCTTCAGGAAGAACGTGTTCTCGAAGTGGCGAGCGGATGCCCGGGAGATCGCCCCCTCACGATCCCCTGCGCGCGCGGCGTCGAGGGGGATCGTTAGGTACTGCCCCCTTACCGGCTTGATCTCGCCGCCGTACTCCTGGATCCGGGCGTACTTCACGCCGGAGGAGAAGGTTTCCACCTCGAGCGAGTCGAGGTTGTCTCCGCGGATCTCGTCGGCGAAGCTGCGGGAGAGGCGCCGACTGCGGGACTGGACGCCCTCGCCACTCTTCCCGGCGCGGAGGTTCTCTCTCTTGAACCGATTGAGAAAGCTCTGGTGGTGCAACCGGAACGTCTCGCGGAGCCGCGCATAGAGGAGGCCCGGCTGCTCCCGCATCGCCTTCCGGAAGCGCTCGCCGTTGACCGTGACCTTGATGGGTTCGTCAGGCAATGGCCACCCTCCTGAACTTCGCGAGGGTCGCGCGGACCTCCGGCATGAGTTTTACCGGGCCGGTGAAGGACTTGCTGCCCTGTCCGAGGGAGACACCCTGCGCCGCGAGCTGGTCCTTCCGCTGCCAGTGGGAGACGACCTGCAGGTCGAGCGCCGCGGCGATCTCGGGGAAGGCGGTGACGAAGGACGCCGCGTCCGCCGCCATGCCGCCGGTATAGACCACCTGCAGCACGCCGGGGCCCGGGAGGAGGACGTACCCGTCGACATAGAGCAGGCCCTTCTCGGTGTCGCAATAGTAGTCGTCGGAGTCGATCGCGGTGGCGCTTGCGAAGTCGCGGTCCTCCGCGTTCTTCACGGACGTGATCGCGGTCACCGGGTAGGCCGGCAGTTCGAAGACGCGCTCTCCCGGGTGGACGTTCGTCTGGAGCGTGCGCGAGGTCGCCTCGACTGTCCGGTTGAGGTAGGTCTCGAAGCTCGCCGAGTAGGCCGTGATCAGCGCCGAGAGCATGGACTCGCTCTCCGCCTTCACGATCTTCTGACCGGTGGCGTCGAGGTGCACCTTCACTCTGGCGAGCGTGCTCAGATCCATGTCGGGTTGCCGGGCCCCGGCGGACCGAGGCCCGGCGATCTCCTCGGGTCAGATCAGACGGAGAAGTCGTTCGCGGTCTCGGCCGAGGCCGGGCCGGTCTTCGGGCTCATCAGGACGATCGCCCCGGCGACGAGCACGGCGTTCGAGCCGTCTCCGGAGTTGACCATCCGCAGGTACCGCTTGTGCTTCCGGAGGTCGACCCGCCCCGTGCGGAGGACCTGGTCGCCGGCCGTCACCACCTGGGTGAAGGCGGCGCCGGTGATCGCGGTGAAGCTCGAGTTGTCGTCGGACTCCTCGACCGTGATGTCGGACTCGGCGTTGGCCGCCGCGACGCCGTACATGGCGACGATGAGAGCCTCGTCGAAGTCCTTGCAGTCCACGCCGGTGCCGTTCGTCGTCGCGGCCGAGAGGGACTTCGGCTCGAGGCTCAGGCACGCCTTCGCGAACTCGTTCGCTGCGTACTTCATGTTTCGCTCCCGTTTTAGGCCCCGTGGGCCGGGGCGGCTTTCCGCCCCTGATGTGCGGGTCGTCCGGGGAGGAGGACGATCCCCCTCCCCGGTTCAAGATCAGCTGACGCGGGCGTCCACGCAGTAGCAGAAGGACACCGGCTGGCGGACCGCGACGTCCACGTCGATCGTGGCGCGGATCCACGTCTGGTTCGCGGCGAAGGCCGTGTCGGCGTGCTGGGACACGGCGAACTCGATCGCGCCCCACTGGCCGAGCAGAAGATCGGACCAGTTGCCGAAGAAGATCTCTCCCTCGTCCGTCGCCCCGCCGAGGTTCGTCCGGAGCTGGGTCGAGAGGTACACCGGGTAGCCCCAGAGCATGCCGGCCACGCCGTCGCGCCCGTACGGGTCGCGGACGTTCACCTGCTGCGCCGCGAGCAGCGCCCGCACGATGGACCACTCGCGCGGGTTGAACACCCAGGCGAGCCGCCCCTTGAGCGCGTTGTCCACCTCGAGCGTCGAGATCATGTCCTCGAGCAGCGCCAGGGTGACGACTGCGTTCATGGACTTCGTGTTGATCCCCGTCGTGTTCGCGATGCCGATCGGCTCGCCGTCGCCGCCGTCACCGATCAGCGCGACCCGGTCGAGCTCGAGACCGATCGTCTCCGCGAGGTCCTCGCGGATCAGGGTCTCGATAGACGGGTCCGACATCCGGATCAGGCGGTTACTCACCTTCGTGAGCGTCGAGCACTGGTGCGGCTGCAGCGTGACGTTCCCGAACGTCATCTCGGACGCCGTGATCGCCGCGTTCTCCGCCGTCCAGTAGGCGGTCGACTTCCCGGTCTTCCGGGGGATCTCGACCGGAGAGCCCATGAGGCCGTTCAGCTCGCGGCCGCCCGCCTGCCGGGTCACCATGTTGGCGACGAGGTAGTCGATGAACTCCTGCGGCATGTACTGGGTGGCGACGAGGTAGCCGCCGCTCGCGTCGCCGCTGGCACCGAGGGCGCGCACCGACTCCTGGCAGGCCTCCCGCTCGTAGCCGCTCTCGGACCAGTCGTTGCTGACCATCCCCCGGAAGAGCTTGCGGAAGGAGATCGGCTTCGGCTTGTCCTCGCCGGCCTCGGGGCCGCGGATGATCCGTGTTTTGACCTTCTCCTCGAGGGCCGCGATGCGGGTCTCGAGCTCCGTCTTCTCGGTCGCGAGGGCCGAGATCCTCTCGTCGCGCTCGGCGAGAGCGGTGGTGGCCTCGTTGCGGACCCCCTCGATCTTCTCGCTCAGGACGTCGGACATCTTCCGTCCGCCGCTTTCGGTTTCCCTTGCCATCTCAGTTCTCCTATTTCAGTCGATGTCGTTCAGGATCCCGTACGGGTCGTCCGCAGAGCCATGGACCACAGGCGCCTTACGCGCCGGCCGCTTCGCTCGGAGCCCCTTCAGGTTCCGGACCTCCTTCCGGAGGCCGCGCATCTCGCTCCGGAGATCCGCGAGGGCGGCGGCGACCTTCCGGCTGCCACCACTCCCGCGATTCCCCAGGCCCCGCAACATCTCGTCGAAAGCCGCCCTCTCCCCGGCGCTGACGTGCGACCGGATCTGCATCGCCGCCTCCCTCATCTCGTCGGGGACCTTCCCGGCCTGCAGGAGCGCGCCCGGATCCGCCGGCACCGTCACGGCCGAGACCTCGAGGAGCTCCGCCGACGTGACGATCACGCCCCATTCCCCCATCCCTAGCTCGGCCCGCTTCGCCGGGTCGGGCACCTCGTACCCGGTGATTTGGTAGCCGACCGAGACCGCCTTCAGGAAGCCGCGCTGGTAGCTCCGCATCACGTGCGGCGCGAATGGGTTCTCCTCCTCCGTCGCGAACTCCACGTCGATTTCGAGGCGGGGGTGTTGGTCGAGCACGATCCGCTGGTCGACGGACTTCCCGATCGGCAGGCCCCAGGCGTCGTGCCCCCACAGGAAGACGGGGTTCGCCCGGTAGTTCTCGAGCTGCCACCCGGCGGCCCGGATGATGTCCTGGTCCCGTGCGACCTCCTCGGTCGACGCGATGAAGGTGAGGACGTTGTCCCCAGCCGCCCGAACTTCGACGGGCACCGTGTGGTGCCCCCGGGACCCCTTCACCTTCGCGCGCTTCACCTTGTCGGCCATCTCACCCCTCCGGGAGGGCTTCGCAGTTACACTGGATCACTTCCTCCGGCGGCCCGGCCGGATCCAGCGGATAGAGCAAACCATTGCTGAACGGCTCACCGAGCGCACGCGTTTCTCCGTCGATCTGGTGGGACTCACGCACGTTCGCGTCGCCGGAGGAGAGCCACGAGTGGTTCGGGATCCCCTCGGCCCTCATGCCCTCGAACTTTGCCCCCGTGGACGCCGCGGCCGTCTCGGTCCGGGCGATCGACATCGTCCGGGCGTTCGCGACCTTGAACACGTTCCGGACCCGATCCTGCAGTTGCGTCAGCGACTCCTGATCCGCGAGTCCCTGGAGCAGCGAGTTCCGGATCCCCTTCTGGACCGTGTCGACGACCTTGATCTTCTGGCCGCCCCGCTCCGCAAGCAGTTCGAGGATCCGCGGGTGCGTCATGTCGATCACGGTGAGCGACTGCCCGATCTGGTGCTCGAGCCGCGTGAGGGACGACTCCATCACGCTCGCCTCGATCGGCTTCGTCCGCTCGATGAGCTTCGCGTTCCATCGCTCCCGCTGATCGGCGAGCCACGCCTCGATCTCCTGCGCGGACATCTCCCGCGTATCGACCCGGAGCAGGCTCCGCCCGTCGGCAATCGCGGCCATCGCGTCGAGGGTGTCACTCCGGAGCCGCCGCCAGTAGCCGCGCACCGTCTTCGCCATGCGGTTCTCATAAGGCCGGAGGGCGTCCACGTACGACCGCCACATGGCCTCCCGCTCAGCGGACCGCCGCTTTTTCCGGATCCCGAAGGAGCGCCCAGGAGGAGCTGGGTCCGCGGCCGCCGGGTCCGCAGCGGGATCGGGAGGGACGGCCGGATCCGCCGGAGGAGGGGCGTCGAGGAGCTGCACGTCCGCCTCAACCACCTCGAGCGGGCGGAAGGACATCGGCACCAGGCCGACGTCGCCTAAGTCGTCGCCGGGGTCGATGTTCAGCTCGAAGCGCTGGTTGAGCGCGTTCCGGCTGAACCCCAGCCCGCGGGCCTGCTCTGCGTTCGCGAGTCGGTCGGCCATCTCCTCTTGCAGGGCCTCGACGTTGGACAGGTCGAACGTACCCCAGACCGAGCCCCGCGGCATGAACAGCCTACTCTCGAGGATATCCTCCCAGACGCGGAGGATCGGGACGAGCGTCATCTCCCAGAAGAGCTTCCGGATCGTCCGTGCGCTCTCCTTGCTGTG